TGGACAAGAATAATGGTAAACCAATCAATATTACTCTTAATGTTGATGGTAAGAAAGCTATACAAGAAACCATAGATAACAACCAAGAAGATGTAAATTTAAATACTGGAATCAAATAATTTATAATCATGGCAACTATTTTAGGAGAAATCGGTGGTAAAGCTACTAAATTATATACAGATATACTTGGTAATAATAATGTTTTAAGTCAATTAGCTACTAGTCCAGTAAATAAATTATGGAGAGGTAGAATTTTATTAAATAGAACTATTTCTCCTATGCCCAAAGCTGAAGA